CTTGGGCAGCTTGGTCTTTTTGTCCTTGATCAGTTGGCCCTTGACATCAAAGATTCCATCTAGTGTGATCAGTTCATCAGTGATACCGTTATACTGTTTGACATTGGGTGCGATCAGCTGCACAAAATCTGTGTCTGAGCTGACAACTATGTGTTCGTCTTGGGGGTGTAGGGCTATCCATCGTGCAATGATGTCATCCGCTTCGGCCTGGGGCTCACGAATCACACTGCAATTGGTCTTGTTGCTGAGATATTTAGTCAGCTCATCATAGGTTTCCCAGAACAGCTTGTCTTCTTCGGCCTGTTCATCATTCATGGCCGCACGAGCCACAGCACGATTGGCCTTGTAGGGCTTGTAGTGATCTTTGCGCCAGCTGCGACCTTCGAGACAGAAAATCACATGATCTGCTTGGAATCGCCGCACAACCTTGTTGGCACTCATCAAGGTTAGATATAGTGCAAAGCCTAGTTTGGTCCAGGAGTCCGCAGCACGGTGTGCCTGATGCCGTGCTCGAAAGAACATGTTGCTTGTGTCAATAAGAAGGTATTTCATTAGGACTCAGTAGTTGGTTATCTTTAATGTATTGTAACACATGTTCCGCCCAAAAGCAATGGGCATCTTGCCCAAAATGCCAACTATCTGCACTTACTGTGCAAAATCCTCGACGTCTGAGTACCGAGTCATAGGTTTGATCAGCACTGTACGGACTCATGTAAGTGGCTTTCCAGTCCTGTTGCTGTGTGATATTGCCAAAATGACTGTTACCGTTGAACATCAAATGCCGTACACCTTGCTGTTCAAGTTCACAATGAAATTGCCAAATGTCTTCGTGTGCCTGTTTACTGCACTTGGCCCAGTCTATGTCAGTCACAAATTGTCGATATTGATCTTGTAATTGTTCAGGCACTTGATCTATACCGCTGGCGTTGACCTGCCACCAGGTGTGGTCATGCCACCATTCTTCGCGTTCCCAGGTGCTCCATTGAATCAGCACAAACAGGTCTGATACGTCTTGTTTGTTTTGTTTGATCCAGTCTCGGGTGGTTCGCATGATGCGTGAGTTGGATCCACCTGCTTGTGCATCAAGATACAGTATTGCCCGTAACCAATTGGCCAATTCGCAGCCAAAGCTCGCACGTTCGTTGTCAGGATGCGGCTGTTGCCCTAGACCCCAGTACATGCTGTCATCCTGTGCCCAGGCATGTGGGACTGCTGCTTCAGCGGCAGCAGCATGGCTGTCACCGTTGACGTAGAGAATCATTGATTACATTTTTTAATAGATAATCAGCAAACATTTTATGACCATCTTCATAGAGATGATATGTTGGTGTAGTGTTGAGATGGTTGTCCTTTGCCCATTTACCTATGTTAAATTCGTGTAGATTTACAATGTTTGAATCTTGACTAAGTCTTTGAAACATCTGCAAATTTTTTAAACTATTCCAATTTAAATTTCTATAATCTGTATTGTTGGCTGCTGAAAAAATATAGTATGGAAGATCCATAGACTTCAAAGTCTGAACAAACATAAACAACTTGGTATAAAAATGTGTTACCTGTTTGTTGATATTCTGATCAATAATTGCATGCATAGTCGATTCATCAACCTTATCCATCCAGTTTGATGTAATCAATTGAGATCCAGGATAATCTTTTATTCTGACTGAATACTTTGCTATGTCCTCAACCCAAATTTCTTCTCTAGTTATAAAACTAAATCCAATAATTATCAACGGGCGTTGATTTTGTTTTAAATTTGCACAGTATTCAAGGGCTGTTCGAAATATGCGATCGTTGCAAGATCCTGCCACTGCGTGATTTATTACAGGAATATCTATTATGTTAGCAATAAAACTGCTGTACGAAATTTGTCCTATAGGTTCTGCAGAATAACTATCACCATTGATATAGACTTCTGTGATCATCACTCAACTCACTTCTGAGCGACCGTCACCAATACTGGTACTGCGTACCCACACGCCTGATTTGTTTATGGCTTCTTCCTGTTCCCAGGTTTCCATCACAACATGTCTACACACATTCTGGAACCAACGATCCACAATCTCAGCGTCGGTATCGTCCTTCTTGATCATGTAGCCGGCTTTGACCAGTCGTGCCACAAAGATTTCATTCCAGTCCAGTTCAAACGCACCCTGATGCAGATTGTCAAGATCCACGTCTAGACTCAAGATGTTCACATATGGCTCATTGCTTTCGGTTGCCAGTTGTTTAGCACTCTTGACCGGTGCCTTGGGTTTGGGTGGAGCGGGTGCCACCGGTGCCTCAGCTGCCTTTTTTGGCTTGAAAAATTTATCAAACAGTCCCATATCAATCCTCTTTTATTTCCATCCAAGTATGATCGCCCATGTATTTTACCTGTGCCACATACTCGTAATCTTCCGGAGCACCACTGCTCCAATTTGTTGGACCATTGGGTACCAACAACATTTTCTCTAATCTCTTTTCCCACACCAACCAGTAACTCTTACCCATGACCAATTTGAACTGAAACTCTGCGCCATGCACTGCATCTGTTATTTCCAGTCTGCGTTTGATCTGCTGTGCCTGTTCTTCCAGCACACGAACCAGGGTCATTATACGATCATATTCTTGCTGGGCATACATCCTGGCATGATTGATCATTAGATCTTTTTGTTCAGTAACTGGAACAAGATCAAATTTAGGACCTCCAGCTTCGGTAGCATAAGGAGTAACATTCCTGTTAAGGAATGGAATGATTGCTCCTGTACTAGTACTATCGTAGCTTTCGCGTCCTTTTAGTATATTTGGTTTGTCAGTCACTCTCTCAAGTGCCCCACTTTATTTTTAACCAAATTCTTTCGTGTATGTAATAATCAACACTTAACAGAATATGTAATACTGTAGCAAATCCGGTAGCACTACCAAGGTCTCCAGTAAACAAGTATGTCCATAAGATAGTGAATATCCAGGCTGTCAGCCGATAGGTAATCATCCTAACCACTGTTCGTTTTTTAGTTTCCAATCAAGTGCCCCATTCGTTCTTGAACAAAGGTACCTGCAGCCGATCACTATAACGCAAACCATTCTTCATGGCAAAGTTTGCCACAGCACGGTTGTTCAAAGCATACACACTTTCTACACCACCAATGGGCATTAGATAAACATGTCCGGTAAATCCGGCTGCACGATAGATGTCAACGGTTTCCAGGGCTTCTTCAGCATCTTGCTCTGTGGCAATTACCAGTTTGAGATATGTGTTGCCAACGTCTTGGTACTCGCACACAATCTCTGGCTGAATAGCTTCATGTCTTGATTCACCAGAGCAACTGAGTTTGGCACTGACACTAAATGTAATTTCTCTACAAAAATCTTTATCATGATGATGTGCCCAAGTATGTAGATACGCAGCAAATTCTGGAGTTAGCTTTTGAGTGCCATTGGTCTCAAATGTGATCTCTTTGAGTTTATTCATGCTAGCATGTGACAGCAAGTCAGGATAAGCACGTTGCCACCCCAACAAGGGCTCACCGCCTGTGATAACCAGATGCTCATCTTCCCAACGCTTTTGCGGAAGTATTTCCATAATGCGATTTACAATAGCATTGCTTTCAAGCATTGGACTTAGATCTTTGAATCGCGGATCCCAGCTGGCGTAGCTGTCACAGCCTGTGCTGACAAGTGGAAGCTCAGTGTAATCTTTGAATTCTGTGATACGTGCAGCAATTGCTTCAACCTCTTGACTTGCTTTGCCTGTCGGCATTCCAAAGCCGGAACACTTAAAGTTGCATCCAAATGTTCTCAAGAACACACTGGGCACCCCCATGTAGCGTCCTTCACCTTGTATGCTGTAAAACAGCTCTGCTATTTTTAATTTGCTCATATTTTCCGTGCTTTAATCAACAAATGCCATCCCAGGTATTCTTTGACTGCTGCTCGCATGTCTTCGGGCATGGCAGCAAACCAGGGTTCTAGTTCGTACTCGCCTTGGCGGTAATTGGGTACATTATACATGAAACAATGATCTTGTCTAATCCTTAGGACCTCAAATTGTCCTTGTAGTAGATCGTAAATTTCTTCTCGGCTGTAGGCCTTGGCATACGGACAATCGGATTGTGCTTCAAATTGGTCCAGACCCTTCTGGATCATGGCATACTTCCAGGAATTCTTTGCATACACCAGCATACGGAATTCACCCATGGGCCTCAATGCATTATGAATGTTGTCTAGACACGCAGTCATGTCTGGATAGTGATGCAATACACCACATGAGTACACCAGATCAAACTGTCCTAGACTGGACACTGCTGCACCATCGGCAGCATCCATCACATGGAACTCTCCAGCTAGCCCGAACAGGTCGAATCGTTGGCGGCTCATGGCCACAGATTCTGCAGAAAGATCAATGCCCACATAGTCAGCACCGTGCCGTGCAAATTCCACAGCGTCAGATCCAATACCAGATCCTATTTCCAACACACGTTTGCCACGCCATGAGTGAAAACCCGCAAAGTCACGCAGATGTGGTTCTACAAAAAATCTACGCTCAGTAACTTCATTCCAGTACTGTTCTGTGCCAGGCACACCCAAACTGTGCTTGATGTTGCAGGGCTGTGCATTCCAGTACTGTTTGATTTTGTCTATTAGTTCAGTGGTCAAGTTCGTGTATCTTCCATTGTTTCATTAGGCCTTTTTTGTCCAGGGCTGCCATTTTTTCCCAGATATCTATTTTGTTCTCTAGGCCTAACTTAAAGTGGGTTAGATCGTAGCCGAGTGGTGCTAGATAGTTGCCAATCATCATGGCTTCTTGCATACGACGTTTACGCCAGGTAACATGATTGAAGTCTCTGGGGTTGTTGGGATTGCCCTCCAGCATGGGACGATTCTTAAAAACGTCATCACCATTCTTGCCAGTTAGATCATAGCGTTGATGCTCAATCATTACAGGTATAGTGACCACAATATCCAACATCCATCCAATCTGACTGGTCCATGCATCATTGATTTGATGCGGAGAAAGGTGTCCAGTAATTTCTACCCACTTGCGCGGCAGGATGGGAAATATAGCATATGGATGCTCATGATTGGTTTCTGCTCTGAGCAATGCAAACTGATCATTGTGAGAGCGTATGACGTCATCCCAACCAGTTGTGGTCATTACAGCATCATCGTTCCAGAAGAACATCCAGGCACCTTGACTATTTTCAGCCAGCTTGTTGAGATATTCGTTGAGTCTGATATAGCCCAGGCGTTTGAATTGCATGGCAGTATATGTGACTTTTTTGCTGTCCAGATACGGAGCAATCACATCAACAAAATATTCAATGGTGTCTGTGTCGTCATTGTCAAACGCAATCAATACTTCAATTCGTTCTGGTGCCGATGCTGTGTCAATTAGAGTGCGTAGACAATCCTCCATGGGGCCCGGCCGTTCGCGGACCGGCAACAGTACACTGATATCTATGTTGGGGTTTTGTTCAAGTAAACTCATGTTGTTACATATGTGATAGTGGTTTTTCCAAAGTTGCGTTTTCGACCAAAGTACATGTTCTCTAAAAATCGATCCTCGCTCATGGCAGGTGATTCTGTGGTGGCAAATTGATAAACAGTGGCATTTGTTAGTTCGGTATTGTCCAAAATATATCCCAGGAAGTCATAGTCAAATGCCTGTGTGATTGGCAGAGATTTTAGATCTCTGTAGTCAATCACATAGTTTCTTTGAAACTGCAACAGTTGACGTTTCACTTG